TCATTAATATTAGTAGATTGACTATTATACCAATCAAGTTCTGCATCAATGTATTCCTGATTAGGAGTACCAAATATAGCAGGCTCACTAGCATGAAATGATGCACCGAGCAATTCAATAGTTTTACTACCGTTGCGGTCGATAACAAAGTTTTCTTCTGCAAGTTCCTGTTTGAAGTGTTCTCTAATTGAGTTAATATAAATCATTTTTTGTACCTGTCGTCTAATTCTGGATGTTCCATGCAATGCATCATTAAGATCATTAATTGTGTTGCGGCATGTGATAAGTGAGTTTTGCCAGATTCTGGATCTAGGTCTTCACCCGCATGCCATGCGTTAAGATGTCTTTGAATTGATGAATAAGTTCGTAGCTTACTGGTTGAATCACCGTCATCACGCCAGTTGTTTACGCCATACTTTTCAGCGCCGAATCCAAAGACTTCAGCGATTTCTAATAATGCTTCTGGTGGAATTAAAGCTAATGGAGCTTTACCTTCATCGAATTTCATAATAATGCCTTTTTAATTTTATATGGTTATTATAACACAATTTAATATGGTTGTACACACTTTTTTTCACTAAATGCAATCTTTTGAGTGCTTGCACATTTGCACTATACTTTTAATTGGAATACTACCATACTTAGTTGGCTTGCAAGAAAATACAGTATAAGGATCCGCTATACACAAAAACTCAACTGTTAACTCGGTATTTGCTTCTATTACTAATGGAATATTTTTATCAGCCCGTTCTCTATTAGTTCTATAAAAACAAAAGTGTGTAAGTTTACCTTCGGCAAACGCTCTTAGATATCTTTCGATATCGTGCTGAGGATTGAAAAAATCTCCTGCGATTTCTTTAAAGTCAATAAGTGTAGTACTGTCTTTATCGTCGTCTTCAAATCTAATATCTGCATAATATTTTAGCGGCTTCTCTGTAATCTTTTCTAAATCATCAGGAAAGATTTTAGCAAGATGTTCCTCAACATACTCTGAATCCACATTCGATCGGTTTGAATATCCAGATTTGTCTTGATATCCTTCAACAGCATTATATTCGTTAGTATGTCTTTCAACATCTTCTTGAGTGACAGTAAATTTTAATCCGTCAATATGATTTTTTAAATCATTTAGGGTCATATACAATACCCTGTTCGTTTAATGCTTTCCTATTTTCCAGATGATGCCTTTCAGTCTCTTCTTTATTACCACCATAGTATGGAACTGCATGATTGTTATTAATCATAGTTTGATTAACTGAAGTTTCTAATCCATCAATAAACAGTTCACCAAGAATTCTACCGAATTTACCTTTATCATGAGATACTAGTTGAATCTTTTGATCTTTCAATAAACCTTCTAAAAAGTACTTTGACTGCTTACCATAGAATTTTTCTTCTAGATCTCTAGTTCTAGATTCAGGAGTATCGATTGCCATCATTCTTACTCTTTGTTTTTTTAGAACCGTGCTAAAACCTAAGTCAACATCTACGTCAACCGTATCTCCATCAACTACTCTCGTAATATAAACTCTGTACCTATACACTTATCACCGCCTTGATATGTTCAGCATCAATAATTGCTGCTGCGCTTCCTTCATAGTCTACCGGCATTGCTTTATTCCAATCAAGAAATACTCTGTCTCCTGACATAACTGTGCCGAGTGCACCACCACTTACGGCCAACACTAAAGCAGGTTTTGAACCCTTCGTAGTATCTCCTGTAAGAATAATACCACCCGATGTGGTTTCTTCTTTTTCAGTCGCGGTCACTAAGACCTGATTGTGTAACATTTTAATAGCCATTTTTTCTCCTATATATTATTTCGAAAAACAAAATCAATTGCTCTTTCGGCTTCTTTAACCATATCCCGTTTACCATACCATCCACCAGTATCATTGTCCAAATCAGAACAAATCCAGGCAATTTCTTTTGCTGAGATGGGATAACCTCTCTGCATTGCATTACCTGCGGTGGAAACCATAATCTTGTACATTTGCAAATACCAACCTGAGCCAGTAATTTTCTTGTAATCTTCAATTTGTTTCTTGTTTACAAAAGGGCAGTCTTGATATCCTGTCCATGAAAAGTCAGTGTTATTGAGTTTTTCTTGTCGATGTTGTATAAGACTCCTTTTAATAGAGTCAGGTAACTTATCGAAAAACGATTCATTTGATACGACGTATCTGTGTCGTTCCATAAGTTCATTCGGATCCATGATGATTCCGTCGTGTGTGAATATGAAGTTGTAAGACCCTTTATATTTACTTGGGACGTAGTACATTCTGGATAAATCTTTTGTTTGGGCATCTGCGATGTCTCCTATTTCTTTATTAAGTGCAAACCAAAAGTGCTTTATTTTATCCGCTATAACGGATTCTGTTAACGGAAATACCAACCTAAATTTAGGATGGCTTTTAGATGAACTTGCTGTAGAATAACATACATACTTATATTTAGAATACTTCTCGTGTATGTCTTCAATAGATCCTTCATAATCGTCAACATCTACAATACCAAAACCAGCCCACTCAATGACATTAGCATTTGCACGAGTGGTTCCAGATTGATAAATCGCAGGTGATATTAAAGGAGCATCAGCTTTTTTCTGATACTTATCGCTACCTGCTAGTTTGTATAATACTTTCTCAAAGTCATCAAACGAACTATAATCAAGTCGTTTGATAGTTTTGTTGTCGTATATACTATCGAAGATCGTTAAGGATACCATGATTACCTTCGTGAGATGGAGCTTTCCAACCTTCTGGTTTCATAAGATCTGGTAGTCCCAACGGATTTGGTCGGCCTTCTTTAACGCCAACGTTTTTAGTCATATTTGCTTTTAGAACTTCGTCCCAAGCTTTATAGGCATCAACGCCAAAAGCATCAAGTGTTCCAATTGCCACGACGCATAGATCAATTAAACCATCTACGATTTCTTCCGCATCCATTACTTTATAAGCATTACGTGTTTCGTCAAGTTCTTCTTGTAAAAACTCGATTCTGAATCTTAGAAAGGATTTTAGCTTGTCTACATCTTTTTTGTTATCAAATACCCAATCAAGAGTTCCAAATTTATCTTGCATCTTTTCGATGTCTTCTACCCAGTTCTTGCTCATACAATAATTCCTTGTTTCTGTGGTGTTACGATTCCGCTTGTCATAGATCTAATTTGATCTACGATTTCATCAACTGGATCTACGATCATAACGACAAATTGCTTATCAATTACAAATTGCTCATCTTTAGCATAGGCCATAAATGGAATAAATCCAATCTTGCCTGGCTCCGTAGCTACCATAGAAAATGCATCGCTTATCGCAACCGAGTTTTCTGTTTCTTCGACATTACAAATGACTTCATCACCTGTTGTCAGTCTTACTATTTTCATCTTTTTCTCCTATATGTGGTATATTATAACACGACTTTAATGGTTTGTACACAGTTATTTTAAAAGAATTCATCGAGCGTCGCTATCTCTTTAGAATTCCATCCGACTGCCGATAAGATCGGGTCGATGACATCTAAGAATGTTTTATTAAATTGTGTATCGTAATCAATATAACGATGCAAGCCAAACTCTTCCGGAAGGTAATCTAAGAAAGAGATTACGTTTTCCTTGATGTGATTTGGAGTGCGCAAGTATATAAACTTGATTTTCTCGCCATTTTGAATTTTGTTGTATTGCTTATCTAGTGACATATCTTTTAACATCTTGTTGTATAAGATACCGCCACGTGCATGGATTGGAGTTCCTTTGCGGTAGATTGTTTGTTTATCTTTAAACTGCGTTAGATTGGTGATTCCACGTGGAAATGCAATTTGATCTGGTGACAGTGTTTTAAAATATGTTCGGAATGATTCGATGTTGTTCTGTACATCACGTTCAGTTCCAGCAATAATTGTTTTAAACATTTCTTTAAGGGCTTCACGACAAGGTGCTGGTGTCGAAGATTTGATTGCTTCGATACCCATAATCTTAAGTTTAGGTTCGGCGTAACGTACTCCCTCGTTATCAAGGACATTTAAGATATATCGTTTTTTAGCAGTCCAAATGCCACGATCGGCAATAGCTTCACGTTTCATTACCATACGATTTTCAATACCACCCATGATATCAAACAATTCGTCGTAAGATTTTTCGAGAACATCTTCAAGCTTTTCTTTACAAACAGTGTCGACAAACTCTAATGGATTTTTTGGGTTAACAGCAGAGACAAGATCATCTAAGCAAACATACACCGAATCGGTGTCGATCGCAAGAACATAGTCTTTCTTAGTTTTAAGCACTGAGTTGAGGTAAGTATTGATTGCCTTTTCAGCCCATCGAATTGTAAGCTGTCCAGTAAGTGTAATTCCTTCTGCGATTCGTTGATCGAAGAATCTGAAATACTTGTTGCCGAGAGCACCATAAAGAGAATTAAGGAGAATCTTAATAGACATCTGTTGGTTTTCTGCAATCGCGATATCCCTTTGGACTCGGTATAGTTCTTGTTTATCATTTTTATCAATCCTTTCTAGTTCGCGCTGTGAGTTAATCATTTGTCTTTTTATTACAACACGTTCGCTGTACATTTCATCAATAATCTTAGGTAGAATACCTTGCTCATCAGTTTTAAAATACTGACCTGAGGCAGAAGCACATTCATTAGTGTCAAGTCTAGGTCGGATTTCTCCAGAAAGAAGACTATCAACATTAACATTAGCAACTTTGCCTGGAATAATAGTTTCTGGAGACATGTTATTCTGCATAATAATTGATGGATATAGCGAGTTTAAGTCAAAAGAAACCACCCATTCGTGCATTCCAACATGTGGATCTTTAACATAACCACCTGGATATGGAGTTTTAAACTTCTCTTCAGCGAATGGAATTATGACTTGATTAGCATACAAATTACGAAATATGATTGCATCCCATATTGCAGTAGTACCCATAACATCGCTGTAGTTTACACCACCACGATATGCCATAGTTAGAGCAAGTGTAATCAATCCCATTTTGTCTTCGAATCGATCAACTAGATCTACGTCTTTAATATTGTAGTCAATAAACTTTTGATGATCATGCTTATATAAAGTATGCAAGTTGCCATGTTCTTCATAGCTTAGTTTCTTTTCACCAAGAACTACAGACGCGATATGATCAAGCTTATATGATTCTTGTGGACCATATGAATATCCAAACTTTCGGAATAAATCAAGATAATCCATTTGAGCAATACCTTGAATATCATAGGCCATTTGTTTGCGTTGCATTGTGGTAACATCACGTCGATCGATTAATCCCCATGGAGATAATCTACGGACAAACTCTTCTCCGTGAATTTTAATAATACGGTTTACGATATAAGGTATATCAAAGAACCGTGAGTTCCAACCAGTGATTACATCCGGACATTGCGATGGTAAAGACCAATGAGCAATAAAGTCAAGTAAAAGTTCTGATTCGGTTTTACAGTGTTTATAGACAACACGATTTTCTTGCATGATGCTATTTTCAACATCATAGTCTTTAAGACCCCACACATAAAATGTGTTGTCAATATTGTTTTTCATACAGATTGCAGTAATCTCGTGAGCTGCTTGTTCAGGCTCTGGGAATCCTGCATCGGATTGTACCTCGATATCTATCGTAGATACGTTAATTTGGTTTCTATCAAATGCTATTTCACCTGGAAATTCATCGTTGATAAAAGCTGGTATGTGTTTGTTATTGCCGTAGATATGCCTACCGACAACTTGTGAATTTACTTGTAACCATTCCTTTGCATCACGCATAGAATCAAAATTGATTGGAGAAACATTAGCTCCATCAAGTGATTTCCATTGGGAAGGTTTTGCCGTACTTACAAAATAAGTAGGTTGATATTTTATTTTTGTTTGTATCTTTTTACCGTTTTTATAACCGCGATAAAGCAATGAATTGCCATAACGCGAAACGTTAGTGTAAAATTTTGTGTTCATAGTATAACCATTTCAAATTTATATGTACATATTATAACATAATTTAAACACGTTGTACACTTATATGTACATATAAATGCGCAAATGCTACACTTTTATGTAGTAAGATTGGGAGAGATTACTCTCTCCCGCTCTAATTATGCGTTAAAACGAACTCGCTTGTACATAAATTATTAGTGGTGAAATACATAATACTCCAACTAATAAAAATGCAAATTCGAATCCAGTCCTAATGCCATCTTTGTGTTTACGTATGTAACCCATGATTGACTCCAGTAAATTGTTTATTACAATCCACTGAGTTCTCGCTGCTCACCGGAATCTATTCTTGAATAAATTCCTTCTTCTTTGATGCCCCAGCAGACCC